TGTTTGCCGATCCGTGGTTTCGGGCGAACGCTCTTGTGGACGATGACTGGTTGGAGAAGGCGAAGGAAATAAAGCCCTACGGGGCGAAGGATTCCCCGCCGTTTGACGTCAACCAAGCCAACGCCAACGAGATTGTCAGATCGTACCTTATGCACCTGTTCGGGCAGTACGATCACACGTCTCGGTTCGACGTTATCAATGCGGAGTCGTTCAAGTACGGAATAGGGGTTGGCCGGGTTCGTCTTGAGCGAAAGACGATGTGGATACACGAAGCGCGGGGGATCGAGAAGGAAACCAAGCGCATTCCGGTTATCGTTCCCTGCTCGATCAAGAAACTCTATCTGGAAGAACCAAAGCCGTCGTTTCATTCTGCTACCGTTCTCGGTAGGGCGCACATTTATGAGGACCGTCTAAAGTACGAGAACATTGCCATTGCTGCCAACAAGGGTTCGTCCGACCCGGATGATGACGATGGCGGCTGGATGCCGAAAAATCTATCCAGGGTCATTCCAGATAAGGGCTATGTGACCGTACTGGAAATGGAGGGGGACATTGTTGTTCCCCGCAAGACGGTCAAGAGCGTGGTTATTCCCGGCGCTATTATTACCGTTGCGCTAGGTGGTAAGGATGCTGGCGGGTCCGCGACTAGGGCGGTTATCCGGTTCCGTTTTCGCAAGAAGCCGTTTTCGTCTTATCTGTTGTTCCCGTATATGCCGGAAAGCGCGGACGACGCCTATCCGACCAGTCCGCTAATGAAGGGCCGCACGGTGGCGATGGCCGCAACCGACGCGACGAACCGTTTTCTCGACTCGGCCATGCTTAAGTGCCTGCCACCGGTTGGGTACGACCGCAACGATATGGCGTTTGCCCAGGCGGGGGGACCGCAGATTTTCCCCACGGCGATGTGGGGCAGCACCGATCCGGTCAAGGTATATTCGGAAATAGGCGGCGAACCCGGCCCGCTTCTCAATGCGGTTATGCAGTTCACCAATCTCTATGCGGAACTGACGGGAGTTCTGCCGGCACGATTGGGCGCACAGACCAAGAGCCACACGACGGCGACGGCCAAGGACGCGGAGTTGCAGCGCGGCTCGGTTCGCACGATTGATTATGTGAACCAGACCGGCGAAGGCCCGATGACCGCGTGGCTCAATATGGCCTACGCGATGGGCCGCGACTGTCTGGGGCCAAGAGAGAAAGTCACATTCTACATCAAGCCTTATGGGGCGTATGTGGAATTGACCAAAGATATGCTTCCTGAAAAGAGCCAGTTTGAGTGGTTCGGGGCCAATGGCCCCCAAGAGAAGCGGCAGAAGGCGCAAGACAAGATTAACGCACTGACACTGGCGACCAAGATTGACCAGTTGCGTATGCAGATGGGAATGAAGCCGCGATTGAATCTGGACGCGGCGGTGGATGAGATTCTTAAAGAAGGCGGATGGACCGACATTGAACACATCATCAACTCTGGCGGCTCTGCTCCAGGGCCTTCGCCAGCACCCCCACTTCCAGGAGCTAGTGAAGGCGGTGGAGGCCCCGCAGTTGCCGCGCTTCAAAATCTCGGAAGCGCAGGAGCCTGAAAAGGCTACCGCTAAATACGTTTATTTATCCGGCAAACTGGATCAGCACGAAGCGTGGCTGAACATGCTGACCGGACAACCAAGGAGACTGACTAGTGAGTGACGAAGCTGTGGCTGAGGAAACCAACGCCAATTTGGCTGCGGTTGAAAAGCGCACGGATGACGTGGCGGATTTGGATACCCTCTTGGCCGAATTTGACCAAGGAACCCAGAAACCCGCCGTTTCACAACCCGAACCAAAGCAACCGGCTATTGATCCCGCGACGATTGAGAGAATCAAGCGGGTGGAAAGCCGGCTTCTGGAAGAAGATATTAACGGCGCAGTCAAGCAAGTCTTTGGCGATATGAAAGTATCCCCAAGGGTTGCCAAGGGCTGGCTGGATCAGGTGGCGAGAGAGAACCCGGCAGTTGCCAAGGCTTTTCTCAATAAGGCCAACGATCCGGCGACTTGGAACAAGTTTGCCAAGTCTCTTTCAAAGGAAGCCGAGAAAGACTTTCCAGTGTCCAAAGTGGATGAGGAAGCCACGGCGGACCATGCGGCGGTTGCACAGGCGGTTCGGGGCGCATCAACCAAAGTTGCCGCAGAACCCCCGCCCGATCTTTCAAAAATGTCGGACGCGGAATTGAGAAAATTCACCCAGGAGAATTGGGGATTTTCGGTCTAGCGGTGACGCAGCGCCATGGGAGAAATTAAATGGCCCTGACAGTCACAGATGACGGCGCATCTACTGGTTTAAGTAAACCGATAAATGCGGTATTTCAGCAAACCTTTCTGCGTCGGGCGCAACAGATGTGTCCGTATTTCACGGGCACCCAACCGGGCACCCTGAACAAGCAGGCGGGAACAGCCACAATCAAGTGGCGTCGTGTCGAACAGCTCGCAACCTCAACGTCGGCGCTCTCGGAAATCTCCGGTGCCTATACGTTGATGGGCGGCCGTTCTTCGGTCACCCCGACGTTTACCGATGTGACTGCAACCGTATCGAAATACGGACAGTTCTACATCGTGACGGAAGAACTCGACCTCTACACCCCGAATGGTTCGGCGGGGGAATTGATTGCAACGCTCGGCGAGTCTGCCGGCCGTTCGCTCAATATCCTGATGGCGAATATCTCGGTCAATAACGCGACCGTAGTTCTCGCCAATAACGTCGCGTCTGCGGGCGCAGTGGTTGCCAGCGTTGCAACTGGAGACTTGAACTATGTGGTCAATACCCTGACCAAGAACGCGGCGCGGGTCTTTACACCGACCACGCCCGGTTCAACCAACATCGGCACAGTGCCGATCTTGGAATCCTACTGGGGCATTTGCCACCCGGACGTTGCGTATGACATTTCTCAGTTGACCGGCTTTACGTCGGTTGAGAAGTACGCGCAGCAAGTCCAGATCGCCACGGGTGAGTTCGGTTATTACCCGATGGCGGGCCGTGGCCTTCGCTTCCTTCTTTCGGAAGATGCACCGGTTACGACCGGCGCGGGCGCGACTGCCTCGACCAAGCACCAGACCACCAACAAGGCCGACGTTTACAATACCGTGATCTACGGTAAGGACTTCCTCGGCTCTGTCGGTCTGGGTATGCGTCACACGGACGGTGTGTACCGTGCCGGCGACAATACTGGCGGATGGGAGATCATCTACCATCAACGCGGTACGTCGGGCGCACTGGACCCGCTCAACGAAATTTCGACACTCGCCTACAAGATGTTCTTTTCAGGCGCGGTGTTGAACTCGAATTGGGGTCTGCTCGTTAAGTCTGCCGCCACCCTGTTGGTGGCCTAGTGAAGTGGGGAGGGGGCTTATGCCCCCTCCTTCTTCTGCAACTTTTCAATTACCTGCTCCCAGGAGTCGCCCTCGGCCTTGATTAGGAAAAAGAAACCCTCGTCAAGTCCTACCGTAATCTTGCGATGGTACATTATACTATTCAGCTTGCTAACGCTGTCCTGCGCGGCCTTATGCGCGGCCTTAAGGTCTTGGTATTCCGTGTCGGCCGCGAGAATAGCATTGAACCGCGCCTCCTTTGCTTCTTTCAGTTTATTGCGCTGTTCAAGTGCTGACGGTAACAACGCCTTGGCATTTTCTTTTTGCTCTGGCGTTGATGCCTTTGGGTCAACTCGATAGCCGAATTTTTTACCGAGTAACTTTGACAGCGTTTTAATTGCTACTGCACGTTCCATTTGTTTGCTCCTTTCGATCTAACAAACGCATAGTAGCACATCATAGAGTCGTGTTTGTTTGCTCAGTGTTTGCTCGCCACAATCTGATATTGAAATATCAAACAAACAAAATTTGTATTGCATGAATTTGTCGGTTGCACAAAAAGACAACACAACCGCAGAAGAAAGATACTTAGAAGCCACATGGTTGCTCCTTAAGGGCAACCTGAAAGACGGCTTTCGCGAATATGAATCCCGCTGGCAAACGGAGCATCAGAAGCCGCACGCCAGGAACTACACAGAACCGCTATGGACCGGACAGCCTCTGGACGGAAAGACAATCTATGTCTGGAACGAACAGGGGATGGGCGACACCATAATGATGCACCGCTATGTGCGGATGCTAGAGGAAAGAGCTAAACAGGTTGTCGTTTCCGTACAAACCCCGCTTATCGAATTATTCCGTGCCAACACCGGGGCCAAGATTGCGGATGCGGGCGAAGAAATCGAGTGTGATTACCAAATCCCGACGCTCTCCCTACCTTTTGCGTTCGGAACAGGCCTTGGGAATATTCCTACTCCAAGAAAGATTGTTCCCCACAAGCCCGTCTTTTGGGACCCCGCCAAAGGATTTAACGTAGGCATCTGTTGGGCGGGGAATATCAACCACCCCGACGACGCCAACCGTTCGGTGCCGTGGGATACGTTCAAGAGGCTTCTGAAAGCCCCAGTTAATTTCTACGGGTTGCAGCGGAATATCCGGCCTTATGAGCTGGATAGCATACAGCGCACACCGATAACGCTGTTGCACTTCGACGGGTTCGACGCTTTTGCGGCGATAGTCGATAAGATGGATTTGATTATCACGGTGGACAGTGCATTGGCTCACTTGGCCGGCGCGATGGGTAAACCGTGTTGGGTTCTCATTCAGGAAAACCCGGACTGGCGCTGGATGCTAAAGAGGGCAGACAGTCCGTGGTATCCGTCGCTGAGGCTATTCCGGCAAAGACGGATTGGCGAATGGAAACCCATTCTAGATCACATGATTGAACTACTGCGGAGAAAATCTAAGCATGTATAAGAATATGATCGAGCAGGCCGGCGACTTCATGCGGGACGCTCTCGATTTCGCCAGCCGGGACGAACTCTACAGTCTCGCCAAGGCGCATGGCGTAACCGAAATTGACGAAGCCATGTATATGTCCGGCATGGGCGGCGAGAAGATGAAGCGCATACTTCGCGCTAGGGGGCTTAACAAAATCAAGCCGTCCGTCAATATCTTTGACGCCCCCGTACAGGAACAGGTCAAGACCACCAATTTTGACGATCTTATTAACGAACCGACTCAGCCGCTTGTCCGTCCGCAGGCCCCACAGACCCGCGCCGAACTCGCCAAGGAGTGCAAGAAGCGCGGGATCAAGATGGCGCGCACCGACTCTAAAGAGAAATTACAGGAACGGTTGAGTGTCCAAACTTCTGCTTGATGCCGTCAACGAGACGCTAAAGCGCGTCAGGGTTATCGACACCGGCAACACCGGGCTTCTTACGTCCCTGACCAGCTCGGCCGTACAGCACAATATCGACGTTGCGGTACAGGTCATTAACGAGGGGATAGACGAACTTTACTCGGCCATCGGAAAGTCCATGCCGGGGCAGTCGGCGGAAAGCACCATTACGCTTACGACCGGGACGCGGGAGTACACCCTTGCGGCCGATATGATAACGCTCAAATGGCCGATGGTTGACCGGACCAATACGCAATATCTGTTTGAGTGGGTGGATACCTACGAGGACTTTCTTGCTCTCGATCCGCAACAGAACCAGACCGGGCTTCCGATCTGGGGCATGATTAGCCCGATTACCAGTAAGCTGCGGGTGGACAGACAGTGCGACACCGCATCGAACGGCCATATTTATACATACGAGTACGAAAAGAACACCGTACTTGTAAACGCATCAGACGCGATCCCGTTCAATGACGCCTGCTTTAGGGCAATGGTCCC